ACTACCAGCATCAGCCTGACCGACCTCAGCGGCGATTACGGTAGCGGCTATAATGCCAATGGCACGCCTTCGCGGCTTTGGTTCTCCCGTCTGATGCGTACCACGCCGGAGGGCTCCGCCTGGACGCCGACCCTGTTCAACGCCCTCCAGGCTGGTCTGAAGTCGCGGAACACCGAGGAGATGGGGGAGTTCTATGCCATCCCCATTGGGGACTATATCGATGCTCCTGCCGATACGCCAACCCCACCTGGAGACCCTCTTTGGGAAGACCCACCGGCTGCGGCTGCGGTCAGTCTAGCCATCCCGCGTCGGATTAATACACTACTGAGAATGTAAAGGAGGAAATTATGGGACGGATGTACGTATGTGAGTTCGCGGACGTATCAGTTACGGCGGCGGATGGGAACGTGGACTTCTGGGAGTTGAAGCCCGCGACCAACAAACCCATCCGCATTCATGCGGGCTATGTAGGGCAGACGACACTCGACCAGGACGCCAATGAGCAGATGTTAACGATACAGATTCTCCGGCTTCCTGCCACAGTAACCGACGCCACTGGTGGGACAACGGCAGTGATAAGCCCACTCGACACCAACGATACCGCCGCCGGTGTATCAGGGGTTACGGTGGCCGATGTGGTAGCGACATCAAGTGGAACTATCATTGACATCCACTCTGAGACATTCAACAACCGCTCAGGCTGGGTTTATCTACCGACGCCAGAGATGCGAGTCCGTGCCCTTGCGGGTGAGGCGATTTGCGTCAGGCTCACCACCGCTGTCGCTGCCACGACCACGTTCTCAGGCACGGTCTACATAGAGGAGTTGTAATGCACGTCTATCGCCGCCCCCACTTCTACCGAGCGCGGAGATTATGGATTGGCACCGTCACCGCTGCCCCGCCTGCGGGCTTTCCGTACTCGCAGGTAATCATATGCTAGGGAGAGGATTGTGGACATTAACATACTACAAAATTTAGAGAATATTACTCAGGCTCAGGCGGAACTGATAGAGCGATTGACCTCTAAGAGTATCTTTGGTTTCTTCCAGCGTAGACGAGTTCGGAAGATGTTACAAGGCAAACAACTGGTACGTAGATTACGGGAGGATGAATTACGCGCCCATGTCCTCCGTCTCAAAAAGGAGTTGGCAGAGATGAGAGTAGAGAGAGCATGAATGTAGAGATAATCACCGCATTGGGTGCAATCCCTGTAGGTATCGTAGGGATGTACTTGATGTACAGGATTGTTGGAAATCATCTCGACCATAATACTGAGGTTCTCGATAAGCTTACTAAGTCTATTGACCGAAGCACTGAAGTCAGTAACGTATTCTTTGCATGGTTGAAGGGTAGACTGGACGTGGGGCGTGCCAGAGAAGATAACTAAAGTCAAGGGAGGATACAGAGTCAGCACCCCGCATGGAGTGAAGGCTAAGAAGACTAGCAAGAAAAAGGCCAAGTCTCAAGCACGTTTGCTCCGAGCAGTTGAGCACGGATGGAAGCCCACGGGAAAGAAAGCCAAGAAGTAATGATAGAAGCAGTGCGAAGATTCTACAGATTCTTTTGGATTCACACATCTGGTCGCCCCTGGACATACGAAATTCGTGACTGGACAGAGAGACATCGAATATGGGGCGCTCTAATAACAGGTGGTGTTACGACTGCCTTCTTTACTGGACAGATGCTACTAACTATATACTTCGGGTATTGGTCTATACCATTCATGGTGTGGGCTGACTTCATGGCGTTTGTTGCGGGTCATTTATTTTGGGACAGCGAAGGTACGTACATTCAACTTAAGGAGAAATTTCGTAATGGCTAAGTCTAGAACACCACTGACAGTTCCTCAGATGACTCCAGTTGAATGCGCTTGGTTAGGGGCCTTTCTAGAGGCTGATGGGAATGCTAATGTTTATCATAATAGGGGAGGCTCAAAGAACACAACAAGCTTGGTTCTTAGGATAAGCCAATCTATCGTGAACCCAGAGCCTATTTCAGCGGCTTTACGATGTACTAACGCTGGTTCGGTATCTGTTTCTAACATTCAGTATAACTCCGAGATACGTCCAGTTCTCCAATGGCAGGTTGATAGTAGATTGAATGCAGTCTGTTTGGCAAAACAACTAGCTCCCTACTCACCTAAAGTTAAAGATGCCTTAGATAAATGGTTAGCTTGGGACACCGACGGCGCCTACATTCACATGAAAGGGACATAGTAATGCCAAAGAAAAAGAAGAAAGCTAACAAGAATGGCACGCACAAGATGCCAAACGGTATGATGATGTCAGATGCAGAGATGAAGAAGCACCGAAAGAAGATGATGAAGTAGTGACCAATCCCTGGAGGCCCAATGCGGTACAACTTTTGCGGGAAATGTCACAAGATGAAAGTCAAGGGGACAGACTGCACTTACTGCAAGGTAGTCAAGAAGTCCTGGTGGAGTAAAGTATGGCAAACTATTCTGCGACAGAGCTAGATAGATACAATGAGTAATTACCCAACCGTAACAAGAAAAGCACTAAGACAGAACATCATCAAGAAGTTCTATAAGCCTAGGCACCCCATTGTCTCCGCTACCACAACCACAGCCAGTGATACCACGACTCTGATTGACAGTGTGTTGGCTCCAGCAGGACAGACTGAGGACTACAGGGGTGCATGGGTATTGATTACGGAAGTTGGAGCATCTGGCCCAGCGGTGGGAACCGTTGCTCGTGTGACCAATACATCTTTCTCTGGAAGTAACAGCACTCTTACCATTGCCCCAGCGTTTAGTGCAGCCTTGCTTACGGCGATGGACTATGAATTGCACTACAAGTATCACCCAAATTACATAGAATTCCTCATAGATGAAATCTTAGGAAACCTAGAGAATCCTTACTATTTCCCGCTAACTCTAATCACCGATGGTGACATGGAGAATGCCCCAGCTACCAGCTTTACAGCCTCTAATGCAACCCTTGCCAACGAGACAACTACCGTCCTGCATGGTCGAAAGGCACTCAAGATAACCGCAACTGCTGCCAACGGTCATGCGCGGTCAGCTACCGTGAACCTACCTAATTCTACTCAAGTCTTATGTGCTGCCGATGTATTTATTACAAGTGGAGACTCAGCAAAGTTGACACTGTATGATGTAACCAACAGCGCCGTGCTTGAGACCGCCGAATCAGCCTCCACCGGATGGGTGAGATTGCAGTTCACGGCTACAATGCCATCAACCTGTGAGCAGGTGCGGTTGAATCTTGAGTCACAGGCTAACACAGACATTACATACTGGGACAATGCAATTTTACTGCCTTGTTATCAAACACAGTACACGCCGCCGGATGAGATAGAATATGCGGAGGATATTACGGGGCTTTACTTCTGGCCCAAGGGTGCAGACATTGCAGGAAGTGCCGAGGATTTCTCGTTCAGACTTCATGAGGGCGGGCTACAGACATTCAGTCAATGGCACAGTGAAAGGGACGAAACTGCTGTGGTTCCGTGGAGACTGAGTATTGACCAGCCTCCTATCACAGAACCAATATTCATTCAGACTTTGGTGGACTACGCGGCTCTTGCCTCGGATACTGCAACTACTACCGCTCCTGCCCTCTTGGTTGAGGAGCTAGTCTTGGCCGAGCTATACGATGATATGGCCGACGAGGAGGAAGAGAATGGTAATCTCCAGTCTGCCAACTCTTTCCGCACCCGTGCTGCACGCACACGGCAAGGAGTGAGCCCTATCTATCGGAAGTTCCGCCAACAACAGACTTTTGTAAAGGGGGCACGTCTTGGCAGCGGGTAAGACGCAACGGCTGAAGATTTGGCGAGACTGGAGTGATGGGGTAGGATTCCTCGATGACAGTCCTGATGCAAATGGATTGTATTATGCGTCAGGGATTCTCGGTATGCTTGGGGAATTGCGTCCTGCTCCGTTGAAGAATACTGTTGCTGTTGGTATCGATTCTTCTAGGCATTTTCAATACTTCTTTGAGGAGCCTGTAGCAACAGCGAACCCTGTTTTTGACGCAAGTTCGTCTGGGTCTACCAATAACGTTAATACCCTAACAGTCTCTCACACCATTGCTAATCAGCCAAATCAAGTCCTTTTTGTCTGGGTGTTTGTCAATAGCACACTTGCTTGGTTTGAGTCTGACCTTACAATTACTTTTAATGGCGACACCTTGATTAATGCTGTAGATGAGGCGTATAGTTCGAGCTTCGCAGGTATATTGTATTACCTACCTAATCCTGACATTGGAGCACATGATATAGTTGCCACCGTCAGTAATGGGGGAACCGCAGATATTATACTCATCGCTGCTAGTTATTACAAAACAAGCCAAACCGCTCCTATCCGAGCAACCTTTTCAGCCGATGGCCTTGGCACCAGTATTGCCAAGACGGGGATAGTTAGTTCCACTAGCGAAATTATGGTAATGGGAAGCGCAACCCCAAATAATCTTACTGATACTCAGGACGGAGCGGAAACTCTAATCGCAACGATTCTTAATGCAGGTAATGATATGAGAAGTACCGCTAGTTCTAAGGTGGGAGCAGCCAGCGGCTCAATGACTCACACGTTGAGTGGTGCCGGAGGAGCATGGATAAGTCTGGGAGGCTCTATTGTTGGCGCTGCGCCTGGCCCAAGCCATCTCTACGCGATGAGCGGAGGGCGAGTGGGTAATACCTCTTGTTTCCTCGATAAGTTTGACCTTTTCAATAGTGCCTTCGCTACACAGGAGTCTGGCTTTTACGCGCTAACCAATCTACTAAAAACTGGACAACCCACACGCTATCAAGGCTTCTGGTGGATACCAGATGGGGATGAGTTCGACCCTCGGAAGTTGACTCCCGCCACCGGAGGGTGCTCTGGTGAACTTGCGGCTTCAAGTGCATGGACAGGCGGTGGAGCCGACCATCTTGGTAATATGAACGGGCAGATGATAGCTGGGTTGAAGGACAATGGATACGCTATTCTGTCCGTCAATGGTACTCCAACCACTACAGCAGATTGGGGTTCTTATTTCACAGTTGGTGATAAGAATGAACGGCCCGCCGCAATCTCAGGGCTTAGTGGGCTGTCGTTCGTCCTAACAGTAGAGGGTCTCCTATCCTTCAATACTCAAGGCCGTTCAGGTCTTATCTTCGAGGATTTCCGTTCGTGGCGCAATGTGTTTGACAATATTCCAATGCCATCATGGAGAGGAGGTCTTCTGATACCCCACCCCACAGGACTCCTCTACTATACCCCTGGGGAAATACCAGTCAATATAGGTATTGAGGCGAAGTCTGGTGTAGGTTCCATCCCACCGTCGGGAGCAACCGAACTACACGGCGGGCGATACATGGGAGTACACGCCACTGGTGACTATGTATGGGCAGTGTATCAACCACTACTTAGTTCTACGGCTGCCTTAATTCTATGTGGATACTCTAAGACCAGAGACCCACGGAATCTAACCTGGCAAGTAGTGTCAACCACAACCCTGCAAGATGCTCAACATCTCTTGGGTATCTTCGTCTCTGCTCAGAGTCAGCCAAATTCATCCACGTACAATACTCCTTGTGTCTGGTATGGGGACACGGGCAACCTATCTTACAACATCCTTGACCCACGAGCAGGCCCATTCCGTTCTCGGACAGACACTCACAAGGTAATCACAAGTGGCAATGCCTTTCTCAGTGAGATTACTCTACCTGAGCCAATGGATTTGGACAGAGTAACCTTAGTGGTTCAAGACATGGCAGCGGGAGATGAGTGGCAAATATCTGCCATAATCAATAACGATGGGAATGACATAAATCTAGGAGCGCCGATTGTAGGGGATGGATGGCACAGTCGCCCGTTCGGAGTGCGGGGACAGAACGTCTATCGCATTATGTTCCACCTTACATGGATAGCCACATCATCTAGTGCAAGAGTACCGCCGACTATCCGCTTGATGGAACTATGGGGGAGTCCGCCCATTGCCTAGCTACGAAGAACAAATTGCAGCCCTAGCCCGAAAGATGGACAGGCTGGAACAAATGCTACAATCACAGCCTAACTCTCGTTATGACCGACGCATCCCTGAATTGGCTACCAACTATGACGTGGAAGACTCTATTTTCCGCCCCACACTAACAGGAAAGGCCACAGCAAATCTTACACTAACCACTGGCGCTCAAGCTGTTGTAGGCACCACCATCACATTATCTCCTGGTGGTATTTGGCTAATAACGGCTAGCTCATTAATGCGAGACAGTAGCGGTGCCACTGAAGCTAGAGAGGTTTACGTGGAGCTAAACATCTCTGGCGCGGGTCAGACACCCATAATGACCGGAATCCTCGCTGAAGGGTGGATGGGCTTTACTACTGGAATGGCGTGGATTGTAACAGTAACCAATAATGAGGCTGCCCAATTGCGCTCGTGGAAGAGTGGTGGCACGCAATCCACAAGCATTATTGCCGCATCCACCCTAATTTCAGCAGTGTGGATAGCGCCTTAGAACCGTGGTATAACTTATGAATGCTGATTACCCAGGAGCCATTGTCGTCGAGGCCGCTAACTACGGATACAGCGGCGCTTTCAATCGTCCTCGTGCTTGGGCCCTGCATACACCAGAAGAACTTGCTGATTCAGACCCTCAGACCCCATACTATTTCCATAATACAACTAGAGAGGCGTCCACAACATACTTCGTATCCTACTTGGGCTTTGTGTTCCAGTGTGTGCCTGAGTCCGAAGGCGCTTACGCTAATGCTGTGGAGGGTAAACCTTACCCCAGTTGGGCAGACTCAACCATCAACCTGAACCTCCAAACACTATCTGTAGAAATAGAAGGATTTGCCACTGATATTCACCTTACAATGCCACGGGGCTCTCCTCAGTGGAAGGCTCTAGTTGACCTTATGGCTCACCGATGCAAAGCCTTGGGAATACCACCAGATAGAACATTTGGGCATTATGAGGTCAGTATATATCGGGGAGACCCAGGACAATTGGACATACCACAGTTAGTAGCGGACGTAGTAGCAAAGATGGAGGAAGATATGCCAAAACTAATTCATTGCATAGATGGTGGTAAAGTCTATGTCGTGGGAGAAGTTGGTAAGCGCCATATCGACGACCAAGCAGAACTGGGTATTTATATCAGACTGTTTGGTGCGTGGATGGATGTCTACCAAGCAGAGGCCGACATGATACCGGATGTCCCCAGTGTCACAGGAAATGCTGTAGATGTTGCATCTATAGCTAGCGCGGTTGCCAACGAACTAGCACGACGTATGGTGACGTAGATAAAAAGAGCGGGAGGCTTATAAAAGACCCCCGCGAATCACTAATTCGATTATACCACATTCAGAGGCGTTTGTCAAGCCCCCTGGCGATAAATCTTTGACAAGGCATAGATTAGGAACAACGGTGCTACTGCCAGCGGTGCCCACCACTGCCCGTTCATACCCGCCACTGCTGCAACGGACAGTACATAGAATCTAAGCACGGTAGATTACCTTAAAATACCCCCCGCCCGTGCTCTCCAAAGCTTCTTCTCTCTCCTTCTTTTCCAAATAGTGCTCGCAGAACTTAATGTGCCGTTTGTTTCGTCTCTGACAAGGCAAGATATGGCCGTTGTAGTTTGTCCCTTTATGTCTTTTCCACTGCATTAAGAACAACCTCCTCCACAATCAGGACACATAAAGCATGTACCGTCAGGCACCGACTCACTATGGTTACAAGCGGAGATAGACTCATCTACCTTGGCCCGAAGAACCTGCTTCTCCCTACACCCATCACGGAACACTGTGACACCCTTGCAGCCTCTTGCCCATGCACGCTTATACGAGTTTAGTACATCATCTACTGTCGCAGCGTTGGGCATATTGATAGTCTTCGATACGGACTGGTCAACATGCTTTTGAAAGATAGCTTGGTGTTCTAGGTGCCACTTCCAATCTATCTCATGCGCTGTCTTAGGTCGAAACTCCGAGAATTTCAGTGTTGGGTTAATCTGCTCGTGCAACTGTGTACCGTCACCCATAGTCCGAACCCAAGAGTCAGAGAAATGTGGCTCAATCCCTGCGGAGCAACCAGCAAGCAGCGAGATGCTGCCAGTTGGTGCAATAGCTGTCCTACACGCATTACGATAAAGAGTCCTCGTCTCCCCTTTGTAAGCAGGGGCAGGGCCCCGAACTCTGGCAAGACTAGCACTCGTTGAATCAGCCACCTTCTGTACTGTTGACATAACCTTACCCGCCAAGTCCAAAGCAGTCTGACTATCATACGGTATTCTCAACTGCGCCAACATATCGGCCCAACCCATCACACCAAGGCCGAGCTTCCTAGTCAGACGCACAGCCTCGGTTATATCTTCGTGAGGGAACTGGTTATGCTCAAGTATGTCATCGAGGAACTGAATAGCCGTGGCAACCGTGGCCTGTAGTTCAGTAAACTTGACACGACCATCATCAGCAAACTTGGACAAGTTTATACTGCCCAAGTTACACGCCTCATTGTCCAGAAGGGGAATCTCACCGCACGGGTTAGTGCCTGTAAGTTTGCCCAACCACGGCGTAGGATTATCTCTTTCCGCAGCATCAATGAAATAACACCCTGGGTCTCCAGTTGCCCACGCTACCTCGGCCATAAGACCAAGTAACTTCTCGGCCTGTGTGCCCCCCACCATCACCTCTTCCATGAACTTGTCTGTTAGTGCAACAGAAACATTGAAAGTCCGAAGACCATCGGGATTCACGGCCTTCATAGTGATAAACTCTTCAACATCAGGATGGTCACAGGATATGATAGCCATCTGTGCGGCCTCTCGCTTGCCCGACTGGGTGACAACTTCGCCCAACGAGTTGAACATCCTGATAAATCCCACAGGGCCACCAGCGGTATTACCCGTGCCCAACACTGGGGCACCCTTGCCTCGCACTTCGGACAACACATACCCCACACCCCCTCCCCATTTCTGCACCAGCGCAGCTTTCTTTGCCACGTCCATGATACCAATCATGTCATCAGGAACGTCGAACTTGAAACAAGCGGACAGTGTACCTCTGCCTGTACCAGCATTGAAAAGGGTTGGACTGTTAGGGAGAAATTCTAAGTCTCGCATCATGCGATAGTAACTTGGATTGCCGAAGCTGACTCGTTGCAGCATCTCATCGGGTGTCTCTCTCTCCATGAGATACCGTTTTTGGAGCACTAGCAAAGCATTGCCGTTGAAGTTGGACACGGGTACAGTTATCCTTTCGATAAACTATTAGGCTATTGGCTCTCCGAGCGGGGGAGGACTCTATTATACACCATCCCTCGTTGTTTGTCAAGGGGTGGGGCCTACCACTCTCCTACCACCCACCCTTCGCCTCTGCTTCTCCTCAGTCACCATTAGACTGCCTCAAGGCGTCACCAATACACAGAAGCGGTTTGATAGGCCCCGATATTTATCTGGAGTAGGGGATGGGACTCGAACCCACAACTTGCTGAGTCACAGTCAGCCGGTCTACCATTTGACCGCTACCCCTACTTTTTGGTGGAGCCGGTGGGTGTCGAACCCACGTCCTGAGTACGTCCTTTTCAGGCTTTACTACTCAGTCGAACCCTCGCGGCCCCATTAATAACTAGCGTAGTTACTCCACTTCGTAATATACTCGTTAGGAACTCGTTTCCTCACTCCTGGTCTTTTGCCGTAAGCAGGCTTTTTCCAGTAGCAGTCCCCGCACACCGACACCCACCTCCACGCTGTCAGATTTTGCTTATCCGCTTCTGCAGAATCGACGGTGATGGCTGCCTGCCACTGCACCATGGGGCCGACGAACTCCTTGCCGCAGCAATAGCATTGTTCAGGGGGGGTGGTTCGTTGGTGCTTACCTCCACGGTTCATGTCTTTTATCCATTCCTTTTCCTCCTCTTGGGACATAGTGGGATGAGTATGTAGTTCTTTAGTACATTGTCCACGAGTAAGAGTACACTTTCCAATTACTATTCTATAAAACATTGGCAAGTAGGGCAGTGACGAACTTTATTATGAGTTTGTGTTTCCATCGTTGCCCACCTAATGTTACTTGGTTCATAATTACCCTGCCCATCTATGCGGTCTAGTCCTCCATCCGCCCAATCTGGTCTCCACCCTACATCAGAAAGGAAATTCGCAAAGCCGTTTTTTCCAAGCCAGCTATCGCAGACTATGATTCCTCGCCCACCATAATGATGATAGGCAGGGTCGTTTGTCCTGTAGCATCTCGACCTCATACTTATCCAAGTATGATATTCTGTTGAAGTAGTTAATCCATGTTTGACAGCGAGGTTAATAGTAGGGTTTCCATGTCTGCGTATTCTCATGTGATGCTTGCTGCAATAACCATCGCAGAACGCTTTCTCTAGACATTTTTCAATCTTGCAAAGAGGGCGACACTCGCGGGTACAAAATCTTTGATTATGTATATTTGGGGTAAAGTCTATTCCACATGACTCACAGCTTTTATTAGCATATTCTTTCCCCATGTCTAGTATACCCTCAACGGCGTCGCGCCAAGATTCCTGAACTTCACCAGATACTCGAATATCCGCTCAAGCTCCTCCACATCCTTCTGGCAGTGGTCAACAATATATTTCATGGCCGTGCTATTGCCCTTCATTGCAGCGTTCCACACAGAGCCGATAAGACGCGTCTTGTTTGATTCACCCAGGAGTGTTTCTCCGACGGCCTGTTGACGGTTGCTATGCATAGCCAGTTGGCTCCGTGCCGTATAGTACAAGTCCACATGTCGAATGTGAGATAATGGCGCGTGACCTGATACGAGCAGTCTTGTTTGCAGAAAGGGCAAATCAAAGCCAGTTCCATACCATGTGATGATGTAGTCATATTTCATCAACTCCTCACGGATTCTGTCCGCCACTGTTCCGTCCCCTTGTCGTCCCGCAACGAATGTCTTTGTGTTTCCACCGACATTCTTAACACATCCGCAAAGAATTTCTCCGATACTCGCGTTGAGGTTGGAAGTCTCAAGGTCAAAAGTAGCGAAAGATTTGTTCTCCAATATCCACGCGTTTTTCGCCTTGTTCTCCTCTGCACGGAGCAGCTTCTTTGTCTCCTGTGCCTGCCATGTCTGCTCATCATATAGTGGTTCCTCTGTCACTGCCTGTCGGCGTACATTCTCCATGTGCCGCTTGCATTTCTGCGAACAGTAGGTTTGGTTGTGTACTTGAGGCTCAAACGCAACCGAGCACTCATTACTTTGACAAATCATGCAGTTCCTCCGCGACCTTCAACGCCCGCTCCAAATTAAACACTCGATGTAGACCTGGCTGCTTAGGGAGATGGACGTTGTATTGGTACGTTGGCATCACAACCTGGATACCGCTGTCCAATAACTCCTGTGCGTACTTCGGGCTGTCATCTATCATCACGTTAATCTTCAGCAGCTTGCAGTGTTCGGATTTCTCTTCACCCTTCTTCACCCGTATGATGAAAGCATTGGGCATCCCATAGTTCTCCAACCACTGATGAGTCTGCTTGGCAGAATTGCCGCCGTCTCTCCTCGTGATGAACACGATAGGGTGCTTGTTGTATATCTCTCGTAGATAATCCATGTTGTACAGGGGCTCAACACCTAGCCAAAAATTGCCATTGTCCAGTGTGAGTATGGACTTCCACGTTGCCTCTATTATCCCACTATGTGCGTACCACTCATCCCACTTCCACGATTCCACATCCATGTAATCGACAATCGGTGCCTCATCGGGGAATAATCTATTTGCGCGGGTGGAGAACGCCTTGACAAAGTTACAAACTACTCCGTCCATGTCGCAGCCTATGATACTCAAGGCTTCCACCTTCTTTGTGCTTCCTTAAATTTCAAGTAATAATTTTCTTGCGTACTTAACATCTCCTCAGTTCTTCCTCTGCCACCTGGATTAGAGGGACAGTCTTGTCTATATTGTAAGGCTAACTCAAATAAATGCTTCTTGATGAAAAGAGAAGGAGAGATATGACTAAAAAATCTATCCAAATCGTTAGAGATTACTCTCCAAACACCACACCCATCCTTACGTATACCAACGGTACCCCCATAAAGTAACTTAGTGCTCTCCAGAAGAGGAATACATCTGTTAGTTATTTGTCCCACAAGACTATACGTTGGCTTTCCGCTAGTGCTTCCGGTCATGGATTTATATAAGGATAGACTACCTTCTCCATCGAAAATCCCAGCAAGATAAGCTACTCCAAAAAACTGTGGTTTGTTTTCATGCTCCATTTATACAGTGCATCCAATCTGTGTGCTAACATTCCCTGTAGACAGTGTGCCACGCGGACTGTACCTTGACAGGAGACGAGGAGATTGTCGAAATCGATGTCACCCCAAGGCTCGTAGCCTGGGCGCTTGTATTCTTTTCTGTGGTCGATGAGAAGGATTGGGAACGCTCCTCCTTCCACTGCTTTGCGAAGTCGCCCAAGTTGCGAAGATAAGCGCGAAAGGTCTCTCGCATCTGCGGGTGTTTTCCGTTCGACAATAACGAGTCCGAGTTTAGAATTCCATCTATAATCTCCAAGTGGGATTCTCTCGGTGACTGTTGCATACCCCATCCCGTTGAGGAGAAGTTGTGTAAGCCGGTCAAGGTCTTCTCTGTCGTCGATGGTGATGATACGCTCGCGCCTTTGGCGTAGTAGCTTGCCCCCATAGTTGAAAGCCTCTCCTGCAATCTCTTTCTTTTGTTTTCCATTCACGTCACTCTCCTTGGTCTGAACGTGTAAGCAAGAGCCGAGCCAGGTATCTCGTACTTTCCTTCTTCTGCGTTAATAATTATTGTATATTGTGTTCTCTGAAACCTGAATAAGTCGGCTACTATCACCTTACCTGTGGTCAGGTGTACTTCTATTTGTTCGGCTGGTTTTCGTTCTTCTTCTTCGTCTCTCATTACTCTCCTATCGGGGGCAGTAGCACACGCACTGTGAGGAATATAAGCCAGATAAACATTGCTCCAACTATGAAATCCATTACTTCTCCAACTCTTCAGCGGCGGTAGCCCACGCATCTAGGGGACTTTGCCCACTCTCTATCCGCTTTTCGGCTATGAATTCAATAGAAGCGAATTCTTTGCCAAGTTCGTTTGCCCTAATTATAACGAAGGCTCTTATCTCCGCTGCGTCCTCTGGCAAATCATCGTCTGCCCCAAGGTACAAATCCAACGCAACCCCCCACCGAGCACATGCTCTACGCAGTGCCTTAGATGTGGCCGACTGCAACGCATCTCCATAAGAGGCGTTCGGATTACTCTGTTGGTACTTGTGTGACCCATATGCCTGCTGCGAACCTTCTGGTGTAGCTACTTCAACCATCACCAGAACCTCTCCACCTTGTATCTTAGGGTCAGCGATATATCTTAAACTCCAATTGGAACCAAAGGCTTCATTCATCCTCCGCGCTACCCATGCCCAAGGGACATACGAAAGACTCATACCTCCAGGGCCAGGACGTTTGTAGATGGCAGTCTTTGGTGTTTTCTTGCCTAGCACTTTGCTAGGTTCGTATGGTATTATTGCTTTATCCATATGTCTCCTTACATGTCGGTTGGTAAATACAATAACCACACGGAAAGGATTTCGTTACCCCGTCCTTCTTGAAGGGCACCCCATCATACTCCCGTGGTGGTGCAGCGTCTGACTGCGCATCTTCGTGAATCATATCCCCCCTTGCCAAACCTACTAAGATGTCCTGTTCCCTTTTTTGCACAATCTCAAGATACACGAGGGGAAGGTCGTAGCTCTTACCATACTTCTTCCACTGTCGCATGAGAGATTGGAGTAGGGCTGGGTCTGCAGGGGAAGCAAGATAGAGTGCCCAATCCCGCCCACTGGCATGTAGATATAGCTGGCACTGCATGTATTCGTTCGGCTCTTCATAGGCAATTCCGTTTCCTTCTATCAGTTTCTTGTATCCCCATCCGGTCTTGTCTTTTAGTTCTAGCAGTGCGTTGTCTCCGATATAGCCATCGGGATGCGCTCGCATATGTAGTCCACAAGACCACGGCTTGTCTGGCAGAGTAACCGGAAGCCCTGCCGATGACAAAATTGCCATCCAATACGGCTCTATGACTACCCCTGCCGCTGCTCTCTTTAGCCATGCGGCAGGAATAACCACGTCCGGCTCGTACTCTCGTACCTTGAACCACTGCTGCAAACGGCAATCCATGACCGAGGATGGGGAGGGAACAGTATGTATCATGGCAAGATGCTTGGCCAAATACTGTGGCATCTGAGTACCAAGTTCTCCGAGTAATCGGAGTGATTCTTCACTCCCCATCTCTTCAATGGCAGCGTAGATTTTCTGTCGAAGGTCGTCTAGGTTGGGTGGGTCAAGGCGCATCATTCTCCTCACCATATTCCGACTCTGCCTGCAACGCACCCTCCGGTGAGTTAGGAGCGCCACCAATCAGTGCATCAAATGCTTTCTTCTTCATATCCTCACGCTTCTTCTCGCACTGTTTAGAGGTCTTTGAAGGGTCAACGACGAAGTCAAATACCTGCTCTTCAAGGAACTGATAGATAGTCTTCGGGCTGACAGACCACATCATGTGAGTAATAGCATCTGCTGAAAAGCCAGCAAAGGCCACCGCAATACGGGCCGTCACACCTATGACTTCCCCTGTTTCTTGACTAAGCACGGCACCACCAGAGTTTCCGTAAATACCAGGGGCAGTGGTAAGGGTATATGGGTAATTGTCAATAGTGAAATCGAAACCTCCAATATGTCCTTCTGTCACCAGCGGAGGGGCACCCAAACCACAGCCAACAGTATAAACTGGGGTGAAGATAAAGAGCTTCTTCTCTACATCACTGGGCTTAATGATTGGTGCTACGAACTCAACCTTCTGAGTTGCACGTAGTCTAAGCAAAGCTAAGTCCTTCTGGTCATCCCATGCCATAAGGTCAGCGCGTTTGGTCATAGCGTCTGTGATACGAGATAGATTCTCATACCCGAAGAACTCAACCATGCCCTCTGACCTCTTCTCTACCTTGATGTCCCGCCCCACTGTCGGATGCCACTTCTCCTGAACATCGATGAGAGGAGATATAACATGATGATTCGTGAGAATATAGGTCTCAAACTCCTTTGCCTTCGGGGTGACAGGGGCAGAGTACACAACGATACCACTGCCCCCATTGCCCCCACCGCTGCTACTGGGAGCCACTACCCGTACAATGGGGTAGAGAAACTTCTCATGCTTGGCTCTGATTTGGGCGTCCATACTATATAATCCCTGCTTCCTTCAATGCTGGAACCAACTTACCGCCAGCGGCGAGTCCAAGGATGGACGCACCGTTGAGTGTCTTGCCTGTGCCTATGGACTGAATTGCACGAAGAACGGCACCACGGTCGTCTAGGTCAACGTTCCTGAGAATTTCCCCAACCTTCGCAGCCACATCCTCATTACCATTGTCAGTAATTTCAATGGTAGTAATAGCAGTAGCTACACCAACGCTAACTGGATTACCCTGTTCCCGCTCTTCACGAGACGGCACTGTGCGAACGTCTCCATCATACACGAAGTCCTTACCAAGTCGCTCAACTGGCATCGGTGCAGGACGACCAGTGGGGAATTCGATAGGCTCAATGATGAATGTCTCACCAATCTCTTCACCTGTGTAATCTGGCGAATCAGGATAGGCTACAATGCCTAGCCCTGCGAATGCCTGAGCACACACAAAGGGGCGCTGAGTCTTGTCCATCAATTGGTCGCTATCGCCTCTATCGTATGTCCCGTCCTGTTGCTTGCCCAAGGACTGCCATACTCGACTACCGAATTCAATCCTCAGTGGATTACCATCAGAAAACTGGGCGTCCAACGTCTCATAAACGATGTGCCAGAAATCTACATAAGTACCGGCAGAGATGCCAGACTTCTCCTTGAGTTTCAGCGGCATGTCTACAATCTCGTTGGTCACGAGTCTTGCAAAGTTACGCCGAGGGAACGAGCGTCGGTCGGGAGCAGCCAATGGGTCTGCTGTCTTTGTCATTAAAATGGGTATCCTTTCTCTCCTGAATGAATTATCCTTACCTGTTTATTCGGTTGTAGATTCTTGCTGTTTCACCTCCTCCTTTCTTGTTACAATTGGCTGGTAGGATAGACCCTGCCCATTGCGGGATTGCTACTGCCCACCACTTCCGCCACCGCATCCATTTCGAGCACCACACACATTGTACCATGCGGCGGCGGATTTGTCAAGTCCTTACTATTTGCCTTTAAGCGTATGCAATTGTACCCCTAGAGTTTCCCGTAACTCGAAATCTCCTTCCTTCAATTTCTTTCTGGTGCCACCTTTTTTATATGTTGGAAATCTCAACGCTAATTCAGCCTGTTCCTGTTTAATTACCAAATATGGTCGCATCTTTTTTAGAGCGGACTGTGCTTCTACACCGCACAAACTATAAACCCATATAGGTTTCCTGTTATAGCTATCTTTATTCCTAGGTTCATAAGGCCCGTTCAGTCTTCCTCCGAACAAGTTTAGCAGAACAAGCAGAGAGCGGTTGTCTGTAGAATCTATAGTTACTCTAACTATATGCCCGTAAGATGTATTCTTTGTTATATTGATACACCCCTCACCGTCTACATATCCAGCCGCCCAAGCTGTTTCTGTTTCTTTCATTCCCAATATCTCGCCCTTTTCACGCTTATGTCAATGCCAGCGTTCGGCAAATAATGATGTCCTACTTCTAACATTATATCACAAACGCGCTTTGCTGTCAAGTCCCCCTCCTTTCCTTTAGGAATTACGTAGTGAAGTGAGTCATGGATTGTATTGACGAACTCAAGTCGTCCAGGTTCGTACCCAATCGCACCTATCGCTGCCTTCGTGATGTACGAGGCATGACTTTGTGCGGGATGATTGAGTGCCTGCCTCTTGGCACTCGCAGGGTCAAAAGTGTGAATGCGCTTCCTGTGAAGAAAGGGCGCTGGCGACTCACTATACCCTGTTGCTTGTACCATTGCCCAATGCGATTCCCCCCATTCGCGTTGGCCAGGATATGTACGGTCTTGAACTTGCATGAGTTCGGCACAGGTAGCCACGGGTAATCCGGTGATGTGTGCGAGCTTATCTGCTTCTGCACCGTACCATCTGGCAAAGTTCCAAGTCTTACCCACGCTTCGCTCAAGTCCGAGAAGTTTAGCTGTCTCTGCGTGGAAATCACGGCCCTCCTTTAGCTCCTGAATCATTCGTTTATCTTGGCTTATCTCTGCAATACACCTCAATTCTATCTGAGAATAATCTGCCATCAGTAGGTCATGTTTGGCTGGAGCACGTAGACAACGCTGCAAAATCGGGTGGAGGTTCTGCATGTTTGGGTCGTGTGACGATAGCCGACCAGTAGAAGCACCACCAACGTCGTCTCCGTGCTCACCAGATGCCAGGGTCAGACGGTACAGACCAGATACGATATCTCGTTGCCGATATGGGTAGAGATAAGTCGTTAGGGCCTTGGTCACTTCCCTGTGTTTGAGAACTAGGTGTGCCTCTCCACTATCTAAGTCCTTGAGTGTGTCTGCTTGTGTGTCCTTGGTTGGGAAGACTTGCAAAAGTTGTGCGGGACTACGCATGTTTATACCTGGGTAAATCTGCTCAAATGTACGCTCAAGTATGCTTTGTTCTAACTCCGCCACGGCAATGGAATCCTCTAGTTTTTTCTTGTCTATCTCGTAACCACTGAACAGACTTGCATAGGTTAGCACAGGTATTATTGCCCTATCAATATCATAAGCCGTGCCAGGAAGCTGAGGTCGAAAATGCTCAAACAGTCTTTTGGTTAGGAAGACATCTTGAGCATTGTACTGTTCCTTGCCACATTCTTCACGGTTCTTGTAATCGTAGACTTTAACACCGAACAGTTGATTTGACAGGCCCTTGAGGGATAAGTCTTCATAGCCTAAGACATAGGCCATTGCCATTGTGTCGTGTATGTCTGTTACCTCAAGCCACTTAGGGTCATGCCGTGTGAGCACAGGGTAATCGAAGAGGGCGTTGTGGAAGATGACACTCTCCGGCCTTGGTGGTCTCTGACTTCTATCAAAAGAAAGGATGGCATGCGTGTTACCTTGATGTAGCATGCTCCATTCGGTAATGATAGCGGTGCGAGGGTCAAGTCCACCTTCGGTCTCAATGTCAAGAACCAGTGTATCAGTCGTGTTATGGGGTTCAAGGACATGGTAAGGGTACTCAATCTGTTCCTCTCCTTTCACACTTGCTAAGATTCGGCGTTGCAGATTCATGTTACGGGTATTCGCCGCAGTACCTTGATTATACAAGAACGATGCGGGATGATAGGCAGCGTAAGCAGTATAGCCATCCTGTTCCACCTTCTTACCCACAATGTCCTTCATTGCGAAGTTGCCAGAGAAAGCTAGTTTGCAAGCATACTTACCTAAAAGTAACAACTTCTTGACACCGACTGCCTCTAACTCTGCATCGAGTATAGGTCGCCAGCGTTCAAGGTCTTCCTTCGAGGGCTTGGCAATCTTACCATGAGCATCGTAACCAGGAAAGGTCTTGCTCATGTTCGTGACATAGTATGATGTGAGTCCTGCCTCCCTCATCATACCATCGAGCACGGCACCAGCACGGCCTATAAAGGGGCGGCCTTTACGCTCCTCTTCAGGGCCAGGACACTCTCCAATTGCTATTAGTTCATAGGGTGGTTCTCCCCTAAACTCTCCTGGTACACCCCCCTCAGCACGAATTATGTCCTGTATTTCTGTTAGGGTATCCAAGCGTTCTCCTCTGGTGTGTCAATAAATCCAAGGGTTATATCAAAGGGGCCTAGTCTAATACATAATCCCATTTCATCGAAATGGAACAGGTAGTCTTTATCTCCTTCATGGGCATCGAAGAAGAAATAGAATCCTAGCCCCCAATCATACCAGTAAATTGAAGCTGTGAAGAAAGGTCTGATAGTACTCAAATTATGAGGCAGACGTCTAATCCAGAGTGGCAGTTTCATTCTCTTGTTCTCCTAAAACGAACGGATAATCAACTTCCACCGCAGGTAACTCAGTCCATAGCACCCACGGGAACAGAACCACAATCCAAGATTCTAGGTACCGGCGGAATTTTCTAGACATAAGGATAGATTCAATCATCTTTCCTCACCCTCCACAGTACGAACAGTTCCATCCCTACCACAGCCACCGTAAGTCCGATGAACACGCCTGTTAGGAACAGAGATACTTCGGCGATGTCACGCATCTCCAAACTCCTCTCCGCAGTGTGGGCAACGGCGAGTTTTTTGAATATGAATCCCATATTCCACAACATTGCGGCTCTGATACTCACTTGCAGCTTCTATGGCCTCTAGCTTTGTGTCAAACATTGGAGAATCAAATCCGACCGGGCCAATTCCTTCACTAGATGCACTTTCATCTGTGAAAGTCCATTGTCCTTCCACTTTACGCACACAAAGGTAATTATCGCTACTCATGATTCTCTCCTCTCTCCCAACGCTCATACTCTCGTTGAGCCTCAATTGCGCGGTCTCTTATGTCCGCATACGCATCTCCTTCCCACTCTGACTCCTCGGCTGCCAGAAGTGCGATGTCATAGAGCGCATCGAGTAGGCCTTCAACAATATCGTCCGCTGTATAAAGGCCCCCGCGCAATTCTGGCTCTATTATACACCCTTCCAGCACTTTTGTCAAGTCCTCTGCGCAGTGGCAGAATGATGTGGTATGTCCACAGTTGTCGCATTCAACACTCACAGCTTTCTCCCCCCAACTGCTCATCCTGCTTGAGCATGTCTGCTTCGGTGAGGGCTCGGACATCCAACCACCAGCAAATGTCTGGGCTGTCATGCCCAGGAGAGTCGCAGCCTCCGTGCGGGACAAAGCGATGCTCAATTACACCCATCGCTCTCCTCTGTTTCTCTACCAGTGCCCGCGAGGCGTCCAGTTGTCGCTTCAAGTGAAGGCCACAAGCAGGGTCACCATCTACACTACACTCTAAACCCTCCTGTAACCAGCCGTTGTTGATAGTGCAGTCTCGCGCCGCTTTGTATGCTGCCACCTCAGCCTCGTTGATTGCGAACCTCCTCGATGTAGGCATTCGCACCGTTCAAGTCTCGCTGAACAACCGACAACTCGGATTCCTTCGCTGCGACCTCAAGACGGGCGGCAGCGAGGGAGCGGGCGAAAGAAGTTGTATCTTCATCCTCATCTGGGCACATGAAGTCAGGGTGTGCGTTTCCGTGAACTTTACATTTCGTGTTTAGCCCCATTATCACATCTCCTTTCACTACCTCAGTTGGTCGTGGAACCACTGAGGAAAAGCCTTTTTATTCCGGTCATACAGGTTTGCAAAACTCCCGTCCAAAATGTAGGTTTCGCAGTAATCATCGGCACTTCGCATTCCTCTTCCAATAGTTTGACTAGTGTAGGCGGCAGTGGAATTGAAATAAAACTTTTGTCCCATTCCCCCATCGTTTGCACGAAGATTGACGAGTGGGTCAGCCAAGTCTGGATATCTAATCTTGGCAATAAGTTGGATTCGACATTGCTCGTCGTCGAAGGACTCTCCTTCTCCGATTGATGGGTGTATAATCCATCCTGCCTTGCTTGCTCGAAACCTGTCAAGAGTCTCAACACGTTTCCCTCCACGACGTAGAAGTACCAGCCTAGACCGGCAGTCCTGACACCGTAAGATTGTCCTTGCCAGCCTATCCACCTGAGATACAGAGGCGACGTGGATGATTCCTTTATCCCCACTTCTGCTGTGTATGTATTCATGACATGCTAACCCCATCCTTTCCCAGTCCTTGACGGACGAATCCTTGTTCATCGAAGCCACGGGTCTATAATACACCGGCCAGCGCCATTTGTCAAATGGGGACGGTGCAGATATATACTTGTAGTCATCCTTGTACCCTAACAATTCTGCAAAAAAGTCTCCTCCCCATAATGTGGCTGACATAACTAATACATGATTGGCAGACTGGAGCAAAGATTCGGCGCTCTTACGGGGCCAGAGTGGAGTAGCCTCAAACAAGTCATCGGCACGGGTTACTATAAGCCCCGCCGGACTTGTGGCTAGTCCCTGTAGCTGGTACATAAGAGATAACCAAGCCTTTGCCCATTTACTGCCAGATAACGTCAGACCGAAGGCACGTTTACGAACCTTGTCTACATTGAGCTTTGCCCAAGTTTGCATAGGTTCTATCTCGTTGGACGCTGGAACCTTTAGGTTAAGCTTCTCGCACAATCTCCGGTCAACAGTGATTGTCTCTGCTTGAGTGAGGAAATCTAACAGTCGGTGCCCCTCATCACAGACTAACAGGTGTGGACGGCGCTCATGCCATCGCTTACCCTTCAGTAGCTCAGACATATACAATGCATAGTTTGTTACCACTACTGCCGAGCGTCTGTACTCCTCCTCCTGTGCATAAAAGTCAGAGTTACAAGATATAGACGAGTCAGCTACACACGGAGCGTTCGCTGCCGTAGTCTTGTATCTCAGGGTGCACTCGAAGTTATCCCTGCCTACCAGTTTGCAGACACGAGGGAAGTCCGCATCGTATTGGTTCTGCAAAGATATGGTGGCCGTATTGATGACAGTGAACGGTGAACCTATCAATTCTGCCAATGATATAGCAATTGCAGACTTCCCGATTCCAGTGGGCAGCTCTAGCATAGTAAGCCTGCCTAATTTAGTTGAAGATATTGTCCCCAATTCACGGGCTATTTTAATTAAGATATTTCTTTGCATCTCTCGTGCCTCAGCGTAGCGTGGCCCTAGTCCGGCGAAAATTTCCTCTATCATGGTAGACCAGACTCCAACGGGAGGAAATCTCGCGGGTCTGGGTTTATTTGTGTACCACACCACGGGCAGTAGCTTATAGGAACCTCAAAATTGTCGTCACAACCCCAGATAAGGTTATTCCATAGGTGGGGGGTACATCCCTCAGCTTTTCTAAACCTCCACATCTCGTGGCAACACATCTTCTTATTCACTTCTCAAAACCTTTTCGACTCTCCCCTTTACCGCCCGAAACGGACTAGACCTAAGTGGCGTCCTCACCCTTAGCTCCTGTCAAGGTCTCTGCAAACAACTCCCACGAACTACTATAGAGCGCTATATTACGCACAGTACCATCTACATCAATTACTCTAGTTTGTAGGCTGTGTATTACCTCTTCTAATTTCTTATTTATTTTCACTATTGCTTTGAGCGATTCCGTACCTCCCCACAATATTAGAGTCTCTTGGGGGTGGGCGCACTGTGCAAATATGTGAAGTAGGAAATTAATAATCTGTTCCTTACCTACGTTATGCCTTTGAAATTCAGCCAATAGTTTTTTCAGTAGCGCATCACGGTCTGACAAAACCAGTAGAGACGGGCGGCTCTTACGTTCTTTCATGCCTTAAACTCCTCCCATAGAATCGCTGGCCGCACATGATGTGTCTTTTCTGTACAGGATGTGCAGTAAATGTCGTCCGTCGTGTCGTTCCTTCCGTGTGGTCGTTCAATCATAGACTGTAGCATGGTACAACAACTCTTGCACTGCCAGTAGAACCCATTAGTCTCAAAATCTGCAAGCCTAGTGACTCCTCGACCCTGTGCCTCCTTCACCTTCTCCCTAAATGCTATTCGTCTTGCCTTACGCTGCTTCTTACCTTCCTTCTTCTCAGCCCGCGTCTTGTATTTCGTGCCTTGATTCTTATTAGTTGATGCACTAAGACTGACAGGAGCGGGCGGGGTAGGTTCACCAGCAAACCCGTAGATGAACGCTCGTTGTGCGTAGGTTTCGATGGCTTCTTGACAGTGGTTCTTTCGCACCAGGTTGATAGCATCTAGCGCCGTCATCTCTAACAACTCTACCGCCAACAGTGCCATGAACGTGCCCGTCCTGCCATGTCCCCCCATGCACCCAATGTCTACCTTCTTGCCCTCTTTTATTAGCTCTGTCGCAGCCTTGACAATGTGTAGTATGTATGGACTACGCGGTGCGCTCATGTCTGTCCAGTCGTAGAACAGGCACGGGAAAGCCACATCTATCTTTACCAATTCTCTTGGGAAGTCCGGCGTCACCGTCAGTTTATGCGACCACGAGATAGTAGAGAAGTAGAAGCCATAGTCCGGTCGTATGTCCGTGTCCTTCGCACTATTCTTATCGGAGGATGCAGAGGCATAGACAGTGTATTCTCCTAGTTTCACAGGGTCACGCCAGTGGTCGCAGTTGTGAAATCCTCCGCCGTACCACTGTGAGTTCTCGTATCTCCCATAATTGTATACGTTGCTCCGGTGGTACGTGCTTGCCAGACTAGGTGTTACGCCCTGCCCTGTCCCAACCTCAGTGAACGAACCATCAGACATTTTGCGAAATCTATGGAATCGTGTCTGCCCACAAACTAGGCACTCTAACTTAGGAGATGTATTGTTCGTCGTCCCCATGACCACACGATAGAGAAACTTGTGCTGTTGGTTTGTGCCACATCTGGCACAGAAGATGTAATCCTCATCCTCTTCTTCTGTATCAGCGGGGTCGTTCTCATCGGTAGTGTCAGGTATGTTGAGCACGTTCTTCTCCCACCACACAAGGAACTCAAAATTTACACCATCTGAATACAGTTTCTCAATGCTAATGTCAGCTACGCTCACGTCCTTGCCGAAAGTGGTCTTACACTTCACACAGATAGCATCGGCGTTGGTTGCTAGTCCGTCTTCTGATTCTAGTGCGTGGTATTCCACACTTCCACAAGTGAAACAGTATAGATTACCTCCCGCCCATACCTCTTGCTCTATACAAGTGCAGCACAAATCACACCGGCCACAATCATGACATAGGCACAAGTCACAGACAGGGAATGTGTCACAGTTTGTTTCCTTGCAATAGTAAAGTAGCCCGTCGACTTTCATCTCTGTCTTACATAGCCTACAGTGTACCGCCTCAGTTGGTTTTGTTATTGTCATTCGCTCTCCTATCTAAACGTGTGGGAACCAAACTGTTTCCACGCATGATAACGCTTAGTGTGTGGTTCTTCTTCCGGCAGATGCTTCTCAACGTACTCTATTCTACCCTCCAAGTTGGCATCGAGTATATCTTTGAGCCCATACGTCGTCCACAGTTTGTTGAATATGCAGCCGTTGTTATGCTCCAGTCCGAAAGCGGTATCAACAAATGTGACCACACTAATCTCACCCTCCTCGAACTGCCTGAGTGTGGCCGCCACTTGTGCCCAAGCATGACCACCTACTGACCTTCCCCACTTGCCTTCTTCTAGAGCGTACTCCGCCTCTCTAAGAATGTCAGTGCCATACTCATCGCGCAGGGTTTTCCACTCTGCCCACGCCTTGCCTCGATTGATGTTACCATACTTACGATACCTTTTGTGTATTCTAGGCATCAGTCTCTTAGCCTCACCATCACCAATCGTCTCCGACCCATACCTAATCTCCCCACCAACAGCCATGTCTAGATAAGGAGCAAAGACTTCGGCCAGTTCCTTCGCGTAGTTCTCAAACTCTTGCTTGTAGCTTGGGTCACGCTCGGCCATAGTTGCTAGAGTATAGAATGTGGCCGCCGCTTGGTGTAGCTTAAACACAATGGGCAACCCCCAATCTCCTACAGCCACATCAGATTCGGAATCGTGCCCGCAGTCACATTCACCGCTGCTAGTACACTCACCACAACGTCTGCATGAGTGGCAGCAATCAGTACAGGTGCCACAATCGCCACACCAAGAGGCGCTGCTAGTACACTCACCACAACGTCTGCATGAGTGGCAGCAATCAGTACAGGTGCCACAATCGCCACACCAAGAGGCGCAGCTAGAACAACTCCGAACTCCACAGTCCCCGCAAACCGAAAACCCCCTCACGAACTCATTGCAGTCTGAACACCAATGGTCGCACCCCTCACACTCACACTCCGCACAATTTGGACACCTATTAGTATCTTCCTTGCATTCCTCACACTCTAATTGCAGTTTCCACAGGAATCTTTGCACAGCCGATAATAGGTCAAAAGTCTCCCCAGTAGATTGTGCTACCTTTTCGGCAGTTTGGTAATGCTTCGCACACCAATACAAGCCCTCGATACTTCTCGTTCCCTCAAATAGACAGATTACACAAGACAGAGAATGGGCAGAGACAAGGGCATCATGCATTTGTACCATATACATAAATGGTGCATCCGCATATCCTAATGTTCCTGCTAATCTGATTATTTCGTTGTAGCAGTCCTTACAGAGATAAACATCCTCCTTGTATTGTTTTATGTTACGCGGTTCTGAAAGAGTCCAAGTAACAACAGCAACACCATGTCCAAAGATGCATTGAGGTGCGTTCATGCTTTACTCCTGTTGGTCTATCTCTTTCACGGCGGCGATAGCGGCGCGGTTGTCTATGCATTGGCCCCAAGAATCTGTAAAGCATACGTCACATATCATCATGTTAACTCCTCGAATTCCGATAAGGGATATACTCCCTACCATGAATAACAATCGCCGTGCTCAGGGGATTAGGATACTCTACCTTCTTTGCCCTCCTTGCTCGTGTACGTGCGGCCTTCTGTCCTGCGAGCTTACGCATTAGTGCTTTGTGTTCGAGAAGTTCTAGCTCTGTTGCCATTGCTGTCTCTCCTTTTCTCTCCTTGCCGCCCCATTCGGAGCGGCCACGACTATTATCGCACACTCCGAGAATCGTGTCAACCCCAGATAGGCTCAGAGATAGGTGCTCACCTCCTTGCTAGTGCCTTAGATAAGTCTGAGATAAGTCTTACAACATCATCATCTGACATCCCAATATAGTAATACTTAGTCTTGTCTATGTAAGGTACAAACTCCAAGACTATAGCCCCATCTTGAAATCGGATATTGTAATCAACAATCTTGCCAGCTTGGTCTCTCATTTCTTCTCCTCTCTCTAGTGACCGCTCTCCAGTCGGCCACCATCATTTTACCACAACCGCACCCGATGTCAACCCCAGACTATCGCTTGCCTATAGATACTTCGCCCCTGCCTTTCTCAATAACCCCTTACGCACCCACAGTCTACCCTTATGCCTTACGCCTGTGCTTGGGGCTTGACAAACTTGCTTAAATATGTTATGCTAGAAGCAGTGATTCGCGGGAGTCTTATTAAGGCACGGCCTATCACTTAGTCGGAGAGAGAATTGCCCAGCTTTGCACAGTTTCTCGCCGACTGTCTACCAAAATAACGCATACCGACAGGCGAGTTTACCCTTAGCCCTTACCCTAGCCTTGAGCCGTGAGATTTGCGCGTTTCGGCTGTCAGAGGGTCGCCAGCACGCGCATGTGCGGTCAACAGATATGGGGCCGCTGTTGGGGTATGGGCAACAAAAAACGCGCCGTCTGTTGGCGCGTACAATGTGTCCCATGTCATATTGTCTCTAGGGTGTCAACATTGTGGATACAACGAGCATGCCTACGCTTTGGACTTAGACCACATTGACCCATCCACTAAGTTTGCTCCGGTCAGTGCGATGGTGGGTAGCTACACCCTCAACAGACTAAAAAAAGAGGTGGCAAAATGCACTGTCCTATGTGCAATCTGCCACCGTATTAAAACCTGGGAACCCGAACGGCTGTCCCTAGCGGTCTAGGATGCTATCTACGCGCTATCTACTCACTATGCGTTCGTTACTTCGCCTGGAGTAGCTTAGTAGCCACCGTTAGGGCATTGGCGCTTACTGTCGCAGGCGAGCTAGCCGGGGCCTTGTCCGGTAGGTAGAACCGAACGCCGCCTTTTGCGGGTAGACGGACTATCTCGCCCGTGTCAGTCATGGCATCGGTCACGGCCCGAACAGCTTGGGTATCGATGCCAAACTCCGCACTAACCAGCTTGTTGAATGACAGATTGCCAGCCCACACAAGCGGGAAATTGCAGTGTACGCCGTTGAATCCCGTTTGCTTTGCGTTGACCGCAATCAGCTTGAGGATAAACAGACGTATCGCCAGCCCCGTTGTCTTACCCTTGCCTCGTGTTGTCATTGGAGTCTACTTCCCTTCCTTGTCACCGTAACACGGGCGACATACAAACTGCCCATCATCTGTGAGCACTACATCTCGGACAGACTGCGAACAGTCTGCGCAGTAAATGTCATGCCCATGCCTCAGCCAATCGCTCAAATAAGAGACTAGATATTCCCGCTCATCTGGCGATAGCTCAGGGTCTGCTGTACCGATGCAATAGCTCGGTACTGTCATGGGAGTATCCTTCCCGACAACGCGCAGAAGCATTCTAAACCGCTAGTGAAAGCGGTTTGGATTGTGAATCAATGCCCTAGCTTGACTGTCGGGCGAATTGTCAGTCAGGAAATCTCTTGCGGATTGCTTAGGTCACTAAGACGCCAGCCGAATGACCGCCACCTCCCAGGAGTCACCTGATAGGATGCATTGGCTTTGTTGCCGTGAAAGACGCGAACGAGCCCTATCCGTCGTTCGCCTTTGCGCGTTAGCTCCACGCAATCCTCGCTTGTACAGGGAAAGCATGCGTCATACCTAAGCATGTCAAAGGGGAAGTATCCGCTTCCCGATACGTTGAATGTCAGGCGGTATAGCTTGGCCATCGGGAGCTCACTCTCTGCCCGACAGTCAGGTTAGGGCATTGATTCGTATTGCGGCGGCTCTGGAAGTCACGGTGGGGGACTTTTGCTGCCAGCTTGTCCGCCGTGCGCCTGATATGTGGGCGCTATGTGAATGTACTATGATGAGGGTACTCCGTTCATTCGGCGTTTGTCAACTTGCGTCGCGTTCCTATCACAGCCCAAATGCACCCAAATACTCCCACGTCAGATAGGGGCATCTCAGAATAGCTCATCCTCAGATACGACTTCATATACCCCCTGGGGGTATGCCCATCGTACGCCGCACGTGCACAGGCAGGCGCGAGGGATAGGATGTCCATCGGACAAGGCACGGCCCGCGAAACCAGACCCTTAACTTTCTATGGTATCAAGAATTAATAGGGGGGTAGGTACTTAAATCGAGAGCGGGATTTTCTGCAAAGGGTGGTCAAAAGGGGGTGTTATAAATAGGCAGAAATATAAAATAGTGTGGGGGCTTGACAAAGGTGCGCGGATATGTTATAATGTAGGCAAAGATGAGTAATGTTATGGAGGAGGGAAAGATGCAGTCAATGAGCGGGAGCAATTCGTCCTTTGTCTTGTGTACTTATTGTAATAGGTATCCGTGCTCTTGTTACATTAATTATAGACCTTTTGCCTGTGAGCACTGTTACTGCAGTGAATACTCCAATGACCATCTACAGTGTTGTAAGTGTTATACAACTATGCACAAGAAGTTCGTTGAGAAGATGTAATTGATAACTTTCCCTCACATCTTGACAAACTCTTTCAAATGGTGTATAATAGCAAGGAACGAGCGCAGGGGGTCTTTATAATAACAAATGGCCGTAACCAAGCTTGACCCCCGAAAAGAGAAAGCAGCCCTCCTCATCGCTGAGGGATGGAAACAGGTAGACGTAGCCCGTGAGATGGGAGTTTACCCACAGACTGTCAGTCGGTGGATGAAGGAGGAGGACTTTACAGCAAGGATTGACGAACTTCGAGTAGACCTGACAAGTCAGGCCGTCACCTTGCTACGCGAAAGCGTAGTTGAGAATACCGAGATAGTCTTGAAGATTGCGAAACAAGGCGGCGAACCAGGAGTGGTTAGCTCACAATTAAAGGCCGCACTATGGGCAATCGACAAGGTGCTCGGCAAATCAGCAGAGGAAACCGCTACGCGTTCAACTAGAGCGGTTAAATCTGTTGAATCTACTCTTCTAAAGCAACCAGAGGAAGAGTTGCAGGAGTTGCTTGATAGAGGGAAGTAGTAAAACAGAAAAGTTAATAAAGCGAGGGGAACGTGCTAGGCAGAATTTTGCCGAGTTTTGCCGCTTTGTACTTGGATTCAACCCCGCAGCGCACCAAAAACAGTGGATTGAAGAACTACAAAAGATAGGAGATGACCCAAATGGGCGGAAACTTATCATCATCGCTCCCCCTGGTAGTGGAAAGACCCAGCTTGTCGGTGTGGGATTTACTGCATGGATGCTTGGTAGGCTACCGGACAGACATTACGGACTTCTCTCCTACGCGGACTCCGTTGGCTGGAGTCGTAGTTACGCCATTAGGAATCTCATCGAGTCTAGTCTCCCCTATCGCATTACCTTCCCAGAAGTCCGACCTGACAAGCGAAGATGGGGCACCAGTGAGTTCCAAGTCTCTAGAACAGACCTCGCTGACCCACACCCAACTCTTAGGGCTGGTGGCACTACTTCGGCAGTCGTGGCATATAGACTCAATGGATTGGTCATTGACGACCCCCACGACCAAAAGAACTCAGGAACCAAGGCAAACCTAGACAAAGTTTGGGAAAACTACGACAACGCAATCTCCACGCGCCTCACCTCAGACGCTTGGGAAGTAGTAATTGGCACTAGGTGGAGTGATGCCGACTTTATCGGTCGGAAATTGAGCCAAAAGGGAGTAAAAGTCTTGCACACTGCCGCACTTTTGCGCGGTGACAAGTCATATTGGGAGGAGGCTTATCCCGCTGAGTTCCTGATTAACAAGCGTTACCAATCTCCGGCCATGTTTGCCATGCAATATATGGGTGATACCAAGGGTGGAGAGGCCCAAATCATCCGTAAACTGCACACTTGGGACAGCTACAGTCGTCCTCCGAAGTATATAAGGGATGAGCTTGACCTACTTGTGGCCTCTTCGTGGGATACAGCGTTCAAAGAGAAGGAACAAAACGATTTCACAGTTGGGTATATTGGGGGGATGGACAAGCACGGACGTATTTACATCCTTGACCGCATCAAAGGACGCTGGGGACTTCCTGGTTTGCTCGACCAAATCGCTGAATCTGCCCAAAAATGGAACGAATTTGCCATTTGGGTCGAAGATGCGGCCTCTGGAACTCCCGCTGTACAGACTTTGATGGCCCACTCGATGCTTCCAGTCCAAGCAATGCCCTACAAAGGTGGGAAAATGACCCGCGCCCACGCAATTGCACCGTTTTTGCACGGTGGACACGTACTTTTCCCTTCTGGAGAGGAGTGGTTCCCTGATTGTGAGTACCAATTGACTCATTACCCGAACACAGGGCACGATGACGACTTGGACGCACTTTTTTTACTCATTGACAACCTTACCAAAATGAGGCATCCTTCAACAATCCTCAATCGACCAAGGATAATTATGGAGATGCGGTGAGCTATGTCTATAAAACCTAAGAACTGTATGTCTAGTCGTGTTCTATCTATGACAGAGGTCGAAAGAGCCTGGATAGGAGCCTTGATAGAGGGAGAGGGACATGCTAGTTACAGAACCAATGGCCAAACTCCTGTTCTCTACCCCTACGTTGGTGTTTCTAACACCGACCCAGAAGTGATATCAGTTCTTCTACGGAAAGTAGGTGCTGGTTCCATATCAGCGATATGGCCCAAAGGGTTAGGGAATAAGCTTATATTTCATTGGAATTTGCGGCGTAGAGCAGAAGTTCTAGATATCGTAGAGCAGTGTAAAGATTACAGTATGAAGCTACAGAAACTTGCTTCATGGTTAGGAGGGCAGTAGTCATAGCTTTCTATACGTACAAGTGTGACCGCGACGGCACGGAATGGGATGAAATTAGACTAATGCAGCACCGCGATGTCCCTGTTGGGTGCCCCACTTGCAGCAAAGAGGACAAAGTGCACCGTGTACTGACCACTCCGGCGCTGATAAAGGTCAACTAATGACTATGAACCTACCAAAGCCCACGGCTGAGACCGTGCAAGAGCTTCACGACAAACTTATCACAGATTGGTCGCCCACTATCGCGGAAAATGAGGTTATTCGTGACCTTGTACACCGCCGAAACAAGATTGAAGTCTTGGAGGATGACCCTGACCGCAATATCCAGCCCTTCGAGGTACATTCAGGACGCGCTGGGGGTATCATAGAGCATGCCGCCGGTCTTGTCATGGCAATGCCATCGTGGTCTATGGAACCACTGACTCCAAAGACAGACGACAAGGCATTGGCTGAAGCAACCGAGCTTGTTGCTGCCAAGGTGTTTGAGCAGCAGCTTCTACGTACTGATTTTTGGCCGAGTATAGCCAAAGATGTACTAATCTATGGTCGTGCCTTCCTCAAGGCACTTCCACTCCCCTCAGTCTGGACAGCCCAAGCTGGCTATCCAGTCAGAAAGGCTCGGCAATCCCCAGAGGATTACCTAGAGGTTATTAAGAAGTGGAAGTCGTCTGAGGCCAAGTTCCCCTTCGTCATGCAACACATACCAACCATGAGTATTCTGCCTCTTCTCGATGCAGAGGACAACACAATCGCCACTATTGAAGAGAAGAGGGTTGTCGCGGGTATCCTTGCCGACAAGAATGGAATGAACTCTTCTGATATTAAGGGTCTCATGGCCTCTGGTGCTCTTAAATGGTTTGATGAAGTAAGTGTTGTTGAGTACACGGACTACAATTATGTACAGTATTACCTAGTCAATACCTCTCCTGAGCAGGCACACGTTCAACTCCCCATCACCGCAACCCCAAAGGGTGACTACAAACTACTCAAATCGTGGCAGCATGGTCTAGGTAAATGTCCCGTTGTCATGTTCCCAGGGATTAAAACGGAGATGCGGGATTACACAGATAGGTACAAAAGCTTTTTGGCCGACGCTCACGAGGCTTTAGAGGTTTACGACCTACTCATCTCTCGTCTGGCAACTATGGTAGGAGCCTATTACCTACCCTCATATGAACTGAAGCTGCCTGAGTCTGGAGTAGCGCAGGGTGGAAAGACTCGCCCCAAGTTCCAAGTCAGGCTTGGGGGCGTTACAGCAACCTACTCAGACGAACTATTGCAAATGCTTCCATACCCACAGGGTCTCTTCGATGCTGAAAAGCTTATCACAGAGGTAGATGACCTTATTCAGCGCCATACCCTTGAGGATGTACTGTTCGGGCGTGTTCAGGGTTCGGCACCCGCGTTCCAAGTCAACCTACGAATCAACGTCGCACGTTCCAAATTGACTCCCATCTCCCAGCACATGGCCCAAGGCATCACAAATGTTATGGACTTGTTCTTCCGTGGAGTTGAACAGCTTGGTGAGAGTATTGTTGTAGACGGACATGAATGTACTGTGGCAATGGCTAAGGCTGCCCGTGGGCGCATGAACGCAAGTATTGAACCCAAGGGGCCGGTTGACCGTGCTCAGGACATTGGCACGGCCAATATGTTCCTCCAGTTCGGGATGCCGTGGGATTGGATTGTTGAGAATATCCTTGACGTGGAGAACCCAGCCATGCTGCGGATGGAGAAGCTAGTTGGTGAACTGGAGAAGCTACCTCCTGTGCAGGCTAAGATGATGCAAGAGGTATTGGATGAGTTTGACCTTCTTGAGAATGTTAATGAGTTTACAGACATGCGCGCTCTACAAAGTGCTCTACCACCTGAACTTCAAGACATGCTTGGTGGAATGATGGGGCTAGGCAATGGGCCATTCCCCACAGGTGGAGCCCCTCAGACTATTCAGGGTGGGCGCGGTTTAGAAACACAGAAGGAACAACCGATGCCAGGGACTCCCCAAATAGGAACAGGACTGATGCAATAATGGATAAGATAACAATGCTGGAAAAGGCTCCTAAGCTGGCCGCTGAACGCATCTACAAACAGAAACAGGAGTTGCGGAAGGCAATGGGGGCCAAACCCTTTGGTGGCGGGGATATGACCGAGGATGAGGCGTTCAATGAATACCTGACCCTACGAGTAAACCCAGCAGCCTTTCAGAAGATGCTCCAAGATAACATGAAGATGGGCAGGGACGGTCGCCCGCTCATTAGGAAAGAAGTAGTTGAAGCTATCATAAAGATGGAGACAAAGATAAAGGAAGGAACAGGGTAATCATGGTCTGGGAGAATTATCCATTCGGGCCAAATACTTACGCAACAGGTGGTACCCCTAAGCCTGCGACACCTCCAGTCTCCGAGGATATACCTCCTTGGGTTCAGGCTATAATTGAGACTGCACTACAGCGGGCACTACAGAAGGCACAGCCTAGTGCTGCCGCCCCAACTCCTTACACTCAAACCCAAGCAGGGGCACAGTTCGCCGCTGCAGAGCAGCTAAAGCAGATTCAGCTACAGGGAGCCGAACAGCTAAGACAAATCCAACTTCAGCAGAAACTCCAGTTCGACGCCGACTACGCTCTCGCCCAACTCCAAGGCGCAAATGCTAAGGAGCTTGAGCAGATGCGGCAGGCGTTTGAGGAAAAGCAGAAAATGCAGGAATTGATGTTCCAACGTGAGCAACTATACGCACAGTGGAAGGGGATTGACCCTGTGCGAGCCGTTCTTCTTTCTGGGGTCTTAGGTAAAATAGCGCCAGGGCAGCAAGGCAGTGAGTTTACTAGTCTTCCTCCCATAGAAGGGGGAAGAGAGTTCGAGCAAGCTACAGAGCAGGCATTGGGAAAGATAACGGGAGGTAATATTGACATTACCGGACAGGGTGTACTAGGTCTGCCCAGCGTTTACCAGACTGCTCGACAAGCCCAACAGGGTGGGGATGCGGTGACTACACTTCTTCGTTCAGCTTTTGGGGTAGGCAATGAGGCTCTCGGTGGTGGAGTCAGTGCTGAAGAGTTTGCACGGCGAGTGCAAGAAGTCACACCAACAGGTGTGTTCGGTGGTCGTTAGACAACTACGGGGGCCGTCGAGCTTTCTCTCCGGCTCCGGCCCCCACTTCCCATAAATGTTACCAGGATTCGCGTCCAAAAAGAAAAGAGCAAAGCAGCTTCAGACTGAGGCTGCCATGCGTACATTTAGGCAGACTGAGCAACAGACTCAGCCACGCCGTCTTGTTCCCTTTTCCCCCAACACGACGGCTGGAACTCCTTTTGACTTTTCATTTCAGAGGAAAGCCCCTGACTACGCCCAAGAGGAGATAAATAGGAACAATCTACTAAAAACTCAAGCACAGTACTCTTTTGATATTCCTAACTTTGTTCCTCCAAACTTTGACCCCAATGACGCGGAGCAGAAACTTCAGCATTTCGTTCTAAGGTATGCTGGGCTCCGCGTTCGGCAAGACATGGAAAAGCGTGGGCGTTCTCTAACTACTGTAGAACAGGATGCTATTTTCGATGAGTCTATTCAGAACGCAATTGCTCACGGGTTCCCAGAAAAGTTTACTCGTCAGCAAGCAGAGAGTAAGAGAGGATTCTGGAAGAAGGCTGGGATAGCACTTCTTCAAGGCTACGCGACGGAATTTGAGTTCCTCGCCAAGAATGTAGTTGAGCCTATAGTTCACAGCAGTGAAGAGGACTATTATAACCTTGTAGGGTTGGGGTACAAGGCTACTGGACAACGACGTCCTCTGACTGGCCCTGGTTCTCAAAAACCAGACCTCAGTGCAGGACTCCAGCGGGTGCTTACTGAGGCTGATAAGGGCAAGATTATTTCTCGTCCTGTCATGGAGAATTTGCAGGAAGCTCTTGCTTTCGCTGTGGAAACGTCGTCACGAGGGAGAGAGACCGCAGTTTCCCGTGCTATCCGCAATGAAACTGTCACTGCGATAGGTGCAGAAATCCTAAACCCCGCTTACCTAATCCCTGGTATTTTGAGTCTCGGCACAATCCCCGCTGGAACAAAGGGCGCAATGCTATGGGCACGAGTACTGTCCGAGCTTGTTGGCACAGGGATGGAGCCCACTGTTGCTGTAGGCTTCCTGCGAGGGCTTCGGGCGGGTATTAAGATGCCTGGACGTGGAACCCTCCGTCTTCTATCCAAAGGCACAGTAGCGTCACTAAATGATGAGGCAGACGCTCGCCGTATGGCTGGTTATCTCGATGAAAAAGACCCTGGTGGTGGCGGTTCTGTTATTCAGAGAATTTCTCGCTGGGTTATGTCAGAGGACGACCCTTACAAGGTTGGACTCCAACTATCTCGTGCTAGGATGTTGGCTCTAGCACAAGAGGGAGAAATTGGTGGTGGTCGTCTTGGTCGTGTGGCAGAAGACCTCCAAGAACGTCAACGCGTTCTGACTGACATTATACAAGAAAAGACAATTAGTCCTATTAGTGGCCGTCCTGTGCAAGAGCCTCCTCTAAAAAAGTCTCCTCTTCGACGACAGATTGAGGATGAGATAAAAGCTGGCAAGACTGCTGAGGAGCTTCTTGACGAGACCGTAGCACGAATTCACGAGAAGCCGAGGCTGGCGGGGGAAGAGGTTGGTGAAGTTTCTCCTCATCCTAGACAAGCAGAGATAGATGCTCTCCAAACTAAGATTGGTGCCACCGAGGTAAAACTAAGTGAAGCCACGACCGAGGCTGAGATAACTAAACACCAAGCGAGGATTAATAAACTAGAAGCACAGCAAAATAAGATTGAGGGAATAGAGGTCTCTGGGCCTAGTTTTCCTGTTACACCTGTGCGAAAGACAGGCAAAGCTGCCATCCACGACGCTGCAACTGGTGCTGGTCTGGACGAAGAGACAGCTAAGATAATCTCGGAGGCAGACCTTTACCCCAAGGGTACTGAAGTCACTGTTACTGGTGGAGCTTCAGAGTTTGTAGGGAAAACGGGTAAGATTATAAGTCGGGATGAAACAAAAAACCTCTATAGGGTTAAGGTTCCTGGTAGAAAGGAACCAATATTTATGCGAGAAGCAGATTTCTCAGCTACAGAGGATTTGAATCGTCAAGCTGGCCGAGTCTTTGCCAATGACGATGAAACTATTGGTGTTATGACCCACCCTGTCGAGGTCATTGAGTCTGCCGAACGCGATGCCAAAGCCCACCGAAGTCGTTTGCTTGGGGTAGATGAGGACACAGGGGAATCAATACCTATTGCTTCTGACCCTCCTGCATCGTTAAGGTACGAGGATTTGGTTCAGGATGGAAAGGTTACTAAGCAAGGTAAGGAGCTTATAGAAAATGCCGAGCATCTTCGCCAGCATTTGCTCCGTCAAGCAGAGTCCATCGGTAGAATGGAGCGCTCGGTTTCAGACCACCTTATGCGTAAATTAGGTTACGACTTCGACCACGACATTGTAACCTACGCTCGTCCCAAGGGAGACTTAGCTGCCAAGGCTGGTAATATTATTGAGCACCCTGACCAATTTACATGGGAAGGTATAGAAGAGGCCGAGGCTCTTAAAATCATTGACGAGCTTCTTGACCGTCAGGCTGTCTACGTTGACCTGCTCTACAAGGGTGGTATCATCGACGAGAAGCTCTACGCTTACCTTACCGATGTCAAAAAAGGTAGGTATATGCACCGCATAGCTATCTCTATTGTTGGGGAAGGAGATGCGGCGGAGATAAGACTTGCTCCTTCTTCTCGCCACGGCCCCATTGGGAAGAAACAGTCTCACCAGATGAGGCGCACACGACAAGTCGTAGACCAACCTGACCGACCAACGGTAAAATATGGGTCTCCAGGTATGGCCATTGATGAGTTCGTTCAGGAAGCCTTTTATCGTGTTGGAGTGAAAAATTTAGAAGAGACGATGGATAGGTATGGCTTTGTTGCTGGAGCGTACAAGGAAACTGCTGCAGAACTATACGATACCACTCTCCGTGTGAAAGCCCTACAAACGGAAAAGGATGACCTAATCCGCACTCGTAAGATTCTTCTCGAAGAGGAGATGGCCTACGCCTATAAAAAGGATAAGGCGGGTGTGAGACGCATGCAGGAACGGCTCACTGCGATGGAACTAGACGCAGACGCTAATAACGATGCTCTGAAGAAGGCACTGAGCCAGAAGAAGAAGCTACAGAACGCAGTAAAGAAGCAAAAGGAATCTTTCAGGTCTGAGCAACCTATGCTTTCTGGTAGTTATCATCCCTTTACAGGCTCTAAGTATTACACAAAGGACGCCCTAGCAATACTAGACCGCGCTACTCGGCTATCCGAGAAGGGTGTATATGGTTTTGGCGTGAAGGCTCTACAGTTAGGAGCCTCGGTAAATGGTTTCTTCAAGCCTCT